GGATTACATTAAAATATTATATATTAATCTTCTACTACTATATCTCCATAGTTACTCATCTTCCAACTGTGTGTTAATTTAAAATACACATCAAAAACGTTTACTTGACCAACTTTAAGCTTCATTGACTTAATTCCTGTTGTAAAAAACAGCTTCCTTTGAACTGAAGGGTCAAAATAAACATTTTCATCTTCTTCGATCGGCCAACCACTCTGGAAATACACCACGAACTGACAGAACTTTGCATCATTGATAGCTCCAATATACAAGTACGCAATCAACCTAGATAATGATTTAGTTGGGGTCTCCACTAAATTCTCAGCATATAATGCAGACTTAAACCATTCATCTGTAGACCTATGTAAATGTCCTGCAAAGAAATGATAACCTAAAAACTCCTTATAAGGCTCATCCCCATCGAACACTTCTGTCTTCTCCTCGCTTAGTACCGCTCCAAACATTATCATTAAGATACATGCCCACCTTTCAAGATCAGCTTTACCAAAGATAACCATATAGCTATCATCGCCGAGGACCTTAAGTCTTTCAACTGTAAAACCAAAATAAAAAGATAAAGTAGTCATATACAAATAAGTAATTATTGAACCAATTACTTGTGTAAACCAACTGCCTGAAGGTATACCACCTTGCTTTATAAACAACTCTCCGTTTGGAAGCCAAACAGGTGTGTAAATAAAGTAATCAATTAGAAAATTGATAACTTTTCGATATTCCATCCTTTGTTGTTGTGTAGTTTCAACGCCATTCCAATGAGAAAGGTCGAGGTTTCGGAAGAATATATCAAATGCAACTTCAATAACAAATGGGGGACAGTTCCCATCAAAGAAAGAAAAGTCAGAACGAACACACGAATAGTGTTCAGTATATTGTACGCGCATTTCTTTAAGTAACCTTTCAATTACACGCTCACCAAAAAACATTGGACAATCATCCATTAGTTTTAACTTCTCCAAAACTGGTAAAACGAATGAACCTTCTTGAACAAGCCTTTCAGCTGGTACATTATATACGACTCTAACCTTTCGATTATCTTGCTCTCGCAAGTGTCCTCGTGCAGAAATTTTAACTGGTGCAACTTTCAATTTATCATGTTCATGTTTTTGAAGTTTACGAATCAATTTCTCTTCAGATTTAGCTAACGCTAATATTTCATCAAGCACTTCCCCTTTCTTAACACCAGGAAAAGAGGCTCCTGCTGAAGTATCCTTATGCATGCGAGTAATGACCTTTTCATATGGCCATGGTTCTTCTTTACCCACAAAGAATGCTTCCCTAGTTTTCTTAAT